ATCTAATACAGTTAAAGAAACTCAACTTTATGCAATAGGGGTGAATTACTAATGGCATTCGGCGCAGGAGCAATTGGTCAGTTAGCTTTCAGTGAAACTACTGATGATGGAGAATCAATCAGAGTTACACCTACTGGAGTTCAGGCTACATTCGCTTTAGGAACTGCTACTGTAACACCGGAGACCCTTGTCATTCCAACTGGAGTGGCGGCGACATTCGCGGTTGGCTCTCCAACCATAACAGCTGATGCCAATGTGACTCCAACTGGAGTTGTAATAACATCTGCTCTTGGAAGCGCAACGGTCATAGCTGATGCGAACGTTACTCCTACTGGAGTTTCCTCGACTTTCAGCGTTGGAAGTGTTACACTGGAATCAATATACTTCCCAACTGGGGTGCAGGCAACCTTTGGTTTAGGCACAGTTACAATTACAGCTGACGCCAATGTCATTCCAACTGGGGTGCAGGCAACATTTGCGGCTGGTGATTTGAAATTAACAATTTGGAACGGAGTGGACGACTCCTCTACAAATACATGGACGGTTGTTCCAACAGGATAAAACATGGCAGATTCGACATTATTAAATTTAGATCTTCAGACAACTGGCGCTAACGCCGGAACGTGGGGATCAAAGACAAATGACAACTTAGAAAAAATAGAAAATGCTATTAAAGGATATACAACTGTAAGTGTTGCTGGGTCTGGAACAGTATCATTAACAGTAGCTAGTGGTGGAACAGGAGATGAGCAAAGCAGAGCTTCTCTACTTTTAAATGGAACATTAAGTGGTACAGTGGCGTTGGAATGCGAAGCTAATCCTAACTGGTATTTTATTAATGATACTTCTACCCGTTCTGGAAATACTCTTACATTCGGACCGGCTGGAGGAACGGCGCTTACGCTTCCTTACACTAATACTAAATACTTGGTTTACACTGACGGATCAACCATGTTTGATGTACTAGCTAACATCGGAAATGTTTCATCAGGAGGAACACTTGATGCAACCGGTGATGTTTCATTTGACGGCGGAACTTTCATTTTCAATGAAGCCGGCGCTGATTTGGACGCACGTTTTGAAGGAGATGGAGATCCACAATTATTAAGAACTGAAGCGACCACTGATAGGGTGGGAATTGGAATTGCAGCTCCACTTGCGAAGCTAGGAATTACACAAACCAGTGCAACGGGGGCAGTACCTTGCATAGAATTGGAACAAATAGATCAGGATTTTGCTTTCACTAACTACAAAGGAACAACAGCAGCCGACAGTACAAAAAGTATTTCTACTTCAACTGCTGAAGCGGCAGCAAAATTTGGTGCAGTTAGGATAAGAATTAATGGTACTGATAAATGGATACGCGTTTACGATAGCGCTGTTTAGGAGGCTTCATGACTTTAATTAAAGTACAAGTAGCTCCGGGTGTAGACAAACAATCCACCGAGTACGGTGCAGAAGGACGTTGGACCAATACGGACAACGTTCGTTTTCGTTATGGACTTCCAGAAAAGATAGGAGGATGGGCTAAGGTTACATCCGATGCGCTCGTAGGAGCAGCAAGGGGAATCATTACATGGTTCTCTCTCGATGGCGATCAATACGCAATCACAGGAACAAACAAGAAACTTTATGTATACCAGAATGGATCGTGGTATGACATTACACCTATAAGATCTACAGGGGACGCCATTACCCAGTTTGAAACAACTGCTTCTTCAAGTAATGTCAGTGTAACTGACGCGACCCATGGAGCTATTGAAGGAGATTTTGTAACTATTAGTTCAGCTACGGCTCCTGGTAGCAGTTCAATAACTGCTTCTCAACTTGAGGGTGAATTCGAAATTCAATCAGTAACTTCAACATCTGTTTATGTTATTACATCCAAAGGAACTGAGGGTGGAACAGGCCGTACAGGAGGATCAGCGACAGCTGAATACCAAATCAATACCAATCCGGCCACGTCCATATTAGGTTATGGATGGGGAGCAGGACCGTGGGGAGGAGTCAGTGGCGGACCGGGATGGGGAAAATCCCGTGCATCATTGGCTGCACCTAACAGTGTTCAATTGGATTCAGGTAAATGGTCACTCGATAACTGGGGTGAAGATGTATTGGCACAACAACTTAATGGTGGACTTTATTACTGGGACACTTCAGCGAGCACTACAACTGTACAACGAGCAGTAGATACAACTGTATCTAATGCCCCTACATCTAGTAGGTTCATGATTGTATCCGGTACTGACAGGCATGTTATATGCTTGGGCACAGAGACAACTATTGGAACTCCAACTTCAAGAGACGATATGTTCATCAGGTGGTGTGATCAGGAAAGTGTTAATGACTGGACACCAACAGCAACGAATACTGCAGGAACACAAAGGCTTACCGATGGAAGTAAACTGGTAGCCGCTGAACGTTCACGTGGTGCCGTTTTGATTTGGACTGATACAGCTCTCTATCAAATGCAATTGATTGGTGCTCCATTTACATTTGGATTTTCACAATTAGGATCTGCATGCGGAGCATGTGGATTACACTCAACAGTAGAGAGTAATGGAAGAGCTTTCTGGATGGGTACTGATTCATTCTTTATGTTTGATGGTTCGGTTCAAAAGATTCCATGTTCCATAGAAGATCATGTGTTTAAGGATATTGACGAGGCGTCACAAAAAGATACCTTTGCCGCATTGAACAGTGAGTTCAATGAGTGTACTTGGTTTTATCCTTCAAGTGGATCATCAGTCATAGATCGAATGGCAACTTATAATTATGCAGAAAAGATTTGGTATAATGGAACTTTGTCTCGTTCTTCATGGGCCGATAAAGGTGTGTATCAATACCCTTACGCAACAGAATACAATGCAACATCTTCAACAGCAACTATAAGTACTATCACAGGACTTACAGACGGAAGAAGTTTTATGCACTCCCAGGAAAATGGAAAAAATGCTGATGGATCAGCATTAAGTGCGGAAATAAAATCAGGTGAATTTGTTATACCTCAAGCAGGGGAAAGATTAATGTCAATTAAGAGATTTATTCCTGACTTTAAAAATTTATCAGGAACGGTCAACGTTGAACTTGATTTCAAACTGTATCCTGCAAGCAGCACTGTTACCAATGGTCCTTTCGCTGTCACTACATCTACCACTAAGGTGGATACTCGAGCTAGAGGTAGGCAAGGTGCAATCAAGATTACAAGTTCGGCAATTGATACGGCGTGGCGATATGGCACATACCGTGCTGACGTACAGCCGGATGGGATGCGATAATGTACAGTCCTTTTGGTATGAACACCGCTCGTCAAGGATTTGGACAGCAAGGATATAATCAACCCTATGATTTCAAAGGACTGGAATCACGTCTGGGAAAAATTGAAACAGGAATAGCAGGACTAACAGACCAATTTAAGAATTTTAAAATTCCAGGACAGGAAACAGTTGATCCAGTTTATACTGGAAATACTGCACCCAACCCATTAACAACCACGGAACCTATGGGGGGAATTCAATCCCTTCCACCGGCACAGAATACAGGATTTAATTTTGATCCGCAGGGAATTACAACAGACCAGTGGGGGAATGAACAAACAGGAAATTTACAAGCTCAACTGGCTCAAGCTTACGGAGGACAGACGCACAACGAACAGATGGGAAGAGGACCGGCAGGATTCACGCAGGGGTTCTCTGATTTCTTTACCGGTGAAGGATACTACGCTGACCCAAGAGGTACTTTTGCTGATGGACCTTGGAGTATTTCAGAAACACCAATTACTTTAGGATCAAGAATGGGTGGAACTTTGGATCCGTATGGTAATCCACAAGGAGCTATGCAGGATCTCCAACCAAGATCTCCTACGTTAAACAATCTTCAACCACCGGGACCTAAAACAAACCCATTTCAAAGTGGTAATTTAATAAGTTATCCACCAAACATGCCACAATCGACCAATCCTATGGCTTATGCTACTATAAACCCTAATCTAGGTGCATATGGCCCAGGTGCAGGACTAGCTGGACTTGCGACTTATCAACATCAACAAAACAAAGGACCAGGAATATAATGGCACAGATAAATATACCAAGACTTCCAGCTGCGCAGGATGAGTACAGCAAGGAACAAATCAATCAGATGATTCAGACACTGGATCAACTAATTCAGCTTCTGAATTCTTCATATACCCCAGAACAATTAAAGAACGAAGATGAGGCACTATCATGGTACTTAAATTAAATGGCCAACAATTATAAAAAAGTTATGACTACCGTTACAACCACAGGGGATGCAACAATTTATACTGTTCCAGCCGAGACAACCACATTGGTTAAAACTGCGTGGGCATATAATAATTCAGGAGGATCAGCTGCAATTAGCCTTAAGATAAATTCAACAATACTCAGCACCAATGCAACAGTTACTGATAAGGCCACGGAATCCTTCTTTTATTTGGCTTCCAGTGACATTGGAGTTATGGAGGCTGGAGACATACTTAAGATTAACAATGATGCTCAACCGGTGAACGTGTACTTGGCAATACTGGAGATATCATAATGGTTGATAAAGCAGATAATACTTGCTATAAGGAGAGATTATGCCTATAAATGATGATGCAGTAATAGAACATGTGGAGATCAATGGGGAACTAGTACCCAAGGTAGTGGTCCCTGCAGAGATAACTA